TTTAAATTCAAGTAATGGTAAGATTTTTTTAGGTAAAAATCAAGGAGCAGGTGGACAAGGTGCAGATGTACAAAAGATGGTATTGGGTGGTGAATTAGTTGCAATAATGAAAGAATTGATTCAAGCAATAAACGCACAGATATTTGCAACACCAGTTGGACCAACTGCACCAGGACCTGCAAATAGAGCATCATTTATAGCAATACAAGGTAAGTTAAATACTTTACTCTCATCAACCAACTTTTTAAGTAAATAAAATGTCTTGGATATTATTCAAAGCAAATGTATTGCAATCAATGACAACTGGTCGTTTTTCAAATGACCCGGATGGATTTGCTAGTTTTTATGCAAATGAATATGATAGTTGTATAAAAAGAGGTGGTGATATGTTGTATGGTGTAAACATCATAAATGGCAATGTATCAGGAATGACCGATGTAATAAAAGCAGCTTTTAAAAAAGGACAAGAGAGTGATGGAGAAAATTTTAATTTATTATCAGAAATATATCCATCTGCATTTGATGCTTATTGGTTAGGAGCAGAAATGTCTCCATTTCCAAATCCATTATTAAGACCATTGGGTTGGCAATCCACACCACCTGCACCTGGTGCAGTTATGAATATTGGTCCAAACCCATTATCATTAGCAGCATCAACTGCAATAAATAAAGCATTGAAAGAAGCTGCACAATTATTAGTTGATGAATTAAAAAAACAAACAATAGAAGTGGCAGGTATCATTGTAAATGTCTACGATACAGTTATTAAATTATTAAAAAAAGAACAACTTGCAGATGAAGTTAAAAATCATCCTACAATTATAGCAGGTAAAGCAGTAGTTGAAAAATATAATGAAATTAAAAAGAAAAAACCATCTATTGGTTCTCAATTTAAACCATCTATTAAATTTCCATTCCCAGAATTACCAAAGAAAAAAGATTTAATTGAAAAGGCAAAATCCAAACTAATAGAAGAAGCAACTACTCAAATTAAAGATAAACTAATACCACCAATTCAGGAAAAGATATTACAACCTATAATAGCACCTATACAAACGGCAGTAGAATTATCTAAATCAATCCCATCACCAAAACCTACAAAAGAACAAATTAAACAATTTGTAGTAGATACGGCAAATGGAATAAAACCTAAAATAGATTTACCTGATATTAGTATTCCAAAAATACCAACAAAAGAAGAATTAAAAAAACAAGTTGAAGATGCTTTACCAACAAAAGAAGAGTTGGCTTCTATGGCATTTGATATGATTAAAGATTTAATACCCAATATTCCTAATATATGGTTTATACCACCAACATTAGTTTTAACACCACCAACTAATATAATGTTAGACCCGTTTGTAAATTTGGCAAAGGTTCATCTAATGGGAACGAGTGGAACTATGATGGTTATGGCACAGTATCCACCACCTGCCCCACCTGCCCCTGCAATATTAGCATGGTCTGGATATAATGTTATTGGGTAAATTTCAACTTATTATATTTATTACTAAACAAACACTTTTTTATGAAATCAGACATTTTAGTAACCCTTATTAAAGAGGTTGTAAAAAACGAAGTTAAACAACAAGTTAAAGAAGAACTTGTTAAACTTATCAAATCTGGCGCAGTTACATTAAACTCACAAAAGAAATCATCACCATCGTTGGCAGAATTAACGGAAGTTAATACTACTGCTCCCATTAGAAGACAGACGGTAGTTCCAACACAACAGAGAGTACAACAACCACAAAAGGAATATACAAAGAACGCTGCTATAAATGAGATTCTTAATATGACAACTCCATTTAGTGCTGCTCAAAGAGTAGAAGGTGGAATGAGTGGTGGTAGTGTATTGGATATGATACAACCGCAGATGAGTGAAGAAGATGGATGGGATACTATGGATTTTAGAGGAGCAGGAGTTCCACAAAATATTCCACAACAATTAGAAGAAACTGGTGATGCATTGCAAGATGCAACTATGAAAGCACTAACAAGAGATTATTCCGAATTAGTTAAAAGATTTAAATAATGGCAATAGAGCTTGGTAAAGTTAATGTAGTAGATTTAACAGAAAACGATTACAAAGTATTAGGTATTGGGATAAATAGCACTTCCAATTCTAATGGTATTTTTGCTGTCAATTATACTACACTCACACAAGCAAAAGATAATTTAAAAAATCTTATTCTAACTAAAAAAGGTGAGAGATTAATGCAACCTGAATTTGGTTGTGATGTTTGGAAAGTTTTATTTGAGCAACTAGATGGTAACACAATAGAAACAAGTATAGAAAATTCAATATTAGATGCAGTATCCATATGGTTACCATATTTAAATATAGATACTATCGTATTTGATTACGATGAGAATGATGTAGATAATAACAGAATAGCTTTGGATATTAAATTTTCATTAGTTTCAAATAAGAATCTATCCGAATCAGTACAAATAACCGTAAATAACTAATAATGGCAATCAAACCGTTGGATAAGAATTTTGGTAGTAATAATAAAAACATAAATTATGTTGGTAAAGATTTTGCTGCATTAAAGCAAAACCTTATTGATTACACTAAGACATATTTCCCAAATACATATTCTGATTTTAATGAGGCATCTCCTGGTATGGTGTTTGTTGAACAAGCAGCTGCAATTGGAGATATACTTTCATTTTATCAAGATACTCAATTAAAAGAATCCATATTATCATATGCTTCTGAAAAGAAGAATGTTATGGCTTTGGCACAAAATATGGGTTATAAACCAAAGGTAACATCACCTGCGGTTACAACTTTAACTGTGTATCAAGTAGTTCCTGCAACCGGTGGTAATGGTTTATTAAACGCACCAGATACAACATACCTTTTTAAAATAAAAGATGGAATGGAGGTAGAATCTACAACAAATTCAAATGTTGTTTTTAGAACGGTAGATGCCGTAGATTTTGCAAATACAAATGATAGAGAAATCGAAGTATATGAACGAGATTCAAATTCTGGTGTTCCAACTAGATATTTAATAACAAAAAAAGTAAAAGCAATTTCTGCAAGAGAAGTTTCTACATCTATTTCTTTTGGAGATGATACCGATTATCCAACCGGAACTTTAAATGATACTAATATTATTGGTATAATATCTGTTGTAGATAATAATGGTAATACATATTACGAAGTACCATATTTGGCACAAGAAAGTATATTTGGAGAACAACCAAATACTGATTATAATTCTGAATTAACTCAATACGCAAGTGAAGTTCCTTACATATTGGAGGTAAAAACAGTACCTTATAGATTTTCAGTTAAAGTAAATTCGGATAACACAATTGATTTACAATTTGGTAGTGGTGATGTTAGATTAAATGATGAGCAAATTCTACCAAACACTAAAAATGTTGGATTGGGTTTAGCTAATTCAATTCAAAGATTAAATCAAGGTATTGACCCATCTAATTTTTTAAAAACAAATACATTTGGAGTAGCACCTATAAATACATCTTTAACTATAAAATATTTAATAGGTGGTGGTATTGAATCTAATGTAAATACTGGCGATTTAACTACGATTAGAAGAATAGAATTTGAAGAAGACCTTTTATCTATTCCTGATAACTTATTAAATTCATACAATGATACTAAATCAACAATTGCAGTTGAAAATTTAGAACCTGCAATTGGAGGTAGAGGTGCAGAATCAATTGAAGAGATTAGACAAAATGCATTGGCAACATTTGGTTCTCAAAACAGAGCAGTAACTAGACAAGATTATATCGTAAGAGCATTGAGTATGCCAGAAAGATATGGTAGTGTTGCAAAGGTATATGTATCACCCGATGGAGAAATAGACAACAATTCACCATCATCTATTCTTGCTAATCCAAAAAATATAGCAGAATTTGTTGGTATAGTTGAAGGTTTAAAGGATAAACCAAAGCAAGATATTCAAACGGAATTGGTTAAATATCTTTCACAAAAGAAAACATCATTAGCAGAGGTAAACAATCCGTTTGCAATTAATATGTATGTTTTAGGATATGATAGTAATAAAAATTTAACCAATCTAAATCAGGCAATTAAACAAAACCTTAAAACTTATTTAGGTGAGTATAGAATGCTTACAGACGGTGTAAATATAATTGATGGATTTATTGTAAACATCGGATGTGATTTTGAAGTTATATGTTATTCTAACTATAACAAAAGAGAAATTCTTGCAAACTGTTTATTAAAAGTACAAGAATATTTCAACATAGATAATTGGACATTCAATAAACCAATAAATATTTCGGAAATAGAATTGATATTGGCAAATGTTGAAGGTGTAATGAGTGTTCCATCTGTAAAGATTTCCAACTTATGTTGTGTAGATAGTTATTCAGATAATAGTTATAACATAGAACAAGCAACAAAGGGAAAGATTGTATATCCATCATTAGACCCTTGTGTTTTTGAAGTTAAATATCCAAATAAAGACATTAAAGGGAGGGCTATATAATGCATAAATTTTATACATCATCATACGATGCAAGTATCTACTTACAACAACCTGACCAGAATGCTGGTAGAGATGAGAT